AGATCGCATATGCAATTAAAAAAGAGAATAAGAGCACCTATGATATTGATAAGCTTACATCAAATCTGACAAAAGTATTTGCATACCTGAAAGAACATCAGAATGCAGATTATAACGATATGATCCGCATTGTACAGGAAGTAGCAAAGCCGGTCATTGAGGAGAGTACAGACGTAGATCCATACGAACAGCAGGCTTATAAGGATGTCAGGGATTATGTAAAGGGACTGGACATCAGACTGAACGATGAACAGAAAGCAGAGGTCGCATATTATTATGGTTCCTATGAGAAATTCCGGAAAATGAACTTTGGTAATTTCAACTTTACGGACAAAGGAACATATCTGGATAACCTGTGGACAGAGATTGTAGATAATTCTTATCAGATGCTGGATTATGATGTATCGTCAGCAGACCAGCCGGTGGCACTGGTAGATATGCTGAACCAGCTAAAACCGGCAAAAAAGAATATATTCGGCATGGATAAAGAACAGGCGGCATACGACCTTGCATTGGATATTTACCGTAGATTCTTTGTGGAACAGGCGCAGGATGCGGCAAATAAAAAAGTGTATGAGAAAACAGACAGACTGATCGTGAGACAGCAGGAATACAGGAAACGTGTAAAAGCGGAATATGATGAAAGTCTGGCAAAGTTGCGTACCGCGGAAACAGAGAAAAGAAAACAGCAGGCGGAACGTTATGAGGAAAAAATAGCTGATCTAAAGAGTGCACAGCAGGCGGCTCTTGCGAATGCTGATAAGAAAGCGGCAAAGAAATACCAGAATGATATTGTATCATGGAATCGCTGGCTTACAAGGGCAACTCAGCGAGCAGACAGAACAGAGCAGAGAATGTTTGAACTGAAAGCTGCTAATAGGAACAATGCACTTGCAAAGCGGAGAAATCAGGAAATGAGCAGTATGCGCGAGCGCATTAAGAAAAATGCAAATGGAATCATAAGCTATTTTAATACGAATACGGATAAGAAGCATGTTCCGGAAGCATTAAAAGATTCTGTGGCTAAGTTTATTACGAGCATTGATTTTGTAAGCGAGAGAGCTAATCCAGACAGTACCGCCACTATGGCCTGGAGGGAATCCCTGAATCAGATGTACCGGAAACTTTCTGATAGAAATGCAGCAGTCGAAGGTAATTACGAGGATATATTTAATGCACTCATGGATCAGGCAGATGGGAACAAGAGCACTTTACTATCTGATATGAGCGATTTTATCAATGCAAATGAAAATGTCCGTATCACAGATATGAATGCTAATCAGTTGAAACAGCTGGACGAACTTATTACCAGACTGAAAAGAACAATCACAACAGTGAACCAGTTGTACGTGAATAAGAGAA